CCAGTAGCGCCAGTTAATCCTGCGGTACCAGTTGGTCCAGTAGCTCCCACATTTCCTTGAGCTCCAGTTGGTCCAGTTGCTCCTTGTAATCCTGTGCTTCCTGTAGGACCCGTAGGTCCAGTAACTGTACTTGCCGCACCTGTTGCTCCTGTCGGTCCTTGTATACCTTGTGGACCTGTCGGTCCTTGAATATTTCCAACGTTTTCCCAAACGTCATTTGCTTGGTCCCATACATAAAGACTTCCGTTTACAAGATAACCTTCGCCAGCATTTCCAGTTGGCTGTGCAGCATTAAGTGCTGCTTCACTGTTATAAGAACCTAATATGTTTACGCCAACACCAGCGGGACCTGTAGGACCAGTTACACCTGCAGTACCTGAAGCACCAGTTGGACCTGTTACACCAACAGGGCCTAACGGCCCAGTTACACCTTGCGGACCTGTAGGTCCTGTTACACCTTGCGGACCTGTGGCTCCTGTAGGGCCTGTAGAGCCAACAGGACCAGCAACGGAAGATGCGCTACCTGCAGGACCTGTTGGTCCCGTAGCGCCTGTAGGACCTTGTGAGCCTGTTGTACCAGTAGAAACAGTTACTTGAACAGGAGTTTGTGGGGTGACAATAATTTCATCAGGCATCAGTCAGTAACTTCTCTTTCGCAGAATATTTGTCCGCGAATATATGTCTGTTCAAAGGTTGCATCACTTATTGAAGTAGCTTGTAAATCCCAGAACGCTCTAACAGGGATAACTTGAGTCTGTGCTTTTGTTAAAGCAAGTCTTAATTTCTTAGTTGGGGCGTCTTCAACTGTGATTGTAAATGTAGCCCACAGTGATGGAGAGCTAGGATATGTTCTAATTTGTGCTTTAAATACTAAATCATTAAAATTAGTGTTGTCTGGAAAATCAAATATTCCATACCAAGAGTCACCCTGCTGAAGGATGATGTCATAAATTCCAGCTGTGCTTGGAAGAGGCGTTCTGCCAGTCATGTCGTTTGGAAGGTATACACGCTCTGGACGACGTGAGTCATCGATTTCTTGAGGCATGAATATCGGAACAAGCTTGTTAGTAGTTCTACTTACTCTACGTAGAGTAGCAACCTCAATACGGTGAATTCCTATGTTTAGAGCAGCGCATAGCATTTTGTATTGTTCCATGCGTTGTTGTATAAGATTTGTAAGCTGATGGTATCTCTCAGAACGCGGGATGGTCACGCCGTCTGGGGCAAAGATGTTGATATCAAAGGCAGCGTCTGTGGCCAATGTATACAGGCCTTCTACGGTAGCTAAGATAGTTACTGGATATACCTCAACCTCGGGAAGCATGCCAATAGTCACAGCTCGTCCATAGCTATCTGTTCTATTGAAAGTGTGTTGAGTTACTGCAGTATTAACAAAATAGGTAATTTCTGAATCTGAAAAGTATCTAAATACGCTTCCTGTTACATTTATAACTGCGTTAAGCGCTGGAGCTGTTACGAAGTGAATAACTCCGTGTTGAGCCTCAATAGTAAAGTGAGTTGGGTTAGCTCTAGCGACACCGTTTACGGTCACTAATAGCGTTGACGTATCAACGGGCTTGACTCCAAGAACAAAATCTACGGTACTTCCGTCACCTGTGAAAGTCTTCGTGAATTGTTTGGGTTGGTCGCCAAGCTCCATACGGACCTTTGATACAAAGTCTGCAAGAGTTGCCACATTTACTCCTTATTCACGCATAACAGGCTACTCTAATGGTGCCGTGTAGCAGGTTTAAAAACTGGTTAAACGAAACAGCGGGCTACAAATAGCGCCCGCTGCCCCGCCTAATCGTGCGTTTAGAGAATCTGAGCCACGTATCCTTTTTCCTGAAGGTGAGCTGCAACGTCTTTAGTAACAGAATATTTGTTACCAACCTTAAACGTATAACTAGTTCCTGCACCTAAAGTCATGTTTTCAATATCATCTGTAACACGGATAACTACTGTGTCGTTTCCACTTGCCCCAGTTGTTTTAACTTCATCAACTACGATAGTGGTTAGACGGTTTGGCTGTGTTGCGTCGATTACTTCGTTCTCTGCTTTGAACTGCGCTTCCGCAGTAGCTAGAGACATTTCACCTGCACGCTTTGATTGCTCTTCAGCAAATTCTTTAGCAAGGGCTTCTCGCTGACGTCCTGTGTAATCAGTCGCCTTCGGTCTATTATTAGCCACGTTATATCCTCCGATTTAGTATCTGTTGTTTTTGGTTAGGGGCGGGTTTTTAGGCCCGCCCCCGAACTTTTTAAATTAGTTGGTTTCTGCAATAACTACAGCCTGGTCAGTAATTAGACCAAGACCGAAGATTGAGTACCAAGCAAGTGCATGCTCACGACCGAAGTCAAGAATACCGCCATCGCGGAGTTCAACTGGAAGTGAGATTGCGTGACCGAATGCGTTATCTCCAATGAAGATAGAGTCATAGCGGTCTGAACCACCGTTACCGGTGAATTCAGCTGGTGAAATATATCCGCCGCCTGCTGTAACTGTTGGAGTTGTAGCAGTATCGGCTGAGTAAGAAGTACCAGCACCACCAGCGACCTTGCGGACCTGTGTGGTTTCGATGAATACGCAGTCGTATAGACGTCCGATTTCACCAAGCATGAAGTTTCCAGGAGCGGCGTACTTCGTTACTTCGATGAACTCAGGAACGTCACGTAGACGACGTGATTGGTGAGGGTGAACGAATGCCACATAGGTCTCACCTAAGCGTGGAATGTTCTTTGTTGACAAGGTCTCAACTGCATCCTTGACTACGTGAGGAGTCATGTTGAATGCACCGGTCATGCTTGCACGAGTTGTGCCTACAGTTCCGTAGCCGTACCAGTCATTTGCAGCTGAAAGACTTGAACGGTCTTCGCCGTAAATCTTGGATGTTGCTGAGTAGAGTGTGTCGCGGCTCAACTTATCAAGATAAAGAGCCATGTTGCGTCCTAGAAGACGTGAAGCAGAAGCCATAACGTCATCGAAAGAAGCATTAAGTAGTAGCTCAGAAACTGCAAGAGCATAACCATGCTCAGATACAGTGATTGAGAACTGTTGCGCTGTTAGCGCATTTGTCTGCATACGTACACCTTCGACAAGTGCGTTAGCAAAGCCGAGGTTGTTGTAACGTAGGAAGTTGATTTGAAGACCAGGTGCAACACCAAGTTCAGTCTTCTTGACTGCGAATTGCTCAAAGCGAAGGATTGGCATAGCCTGGAAAAGGATTTCCTTTGACCAGATTTGCTGAATCGCTTGAGTCAACTGTGTGTTGGTACCTGAATAGGCTGTTGGGGCTGCGGCTAGATTGCCGGTACCCGTAATACCAGATGCCATTTAGTTTTACTCCTTAGTTGGAATTTGGATTTGGGGGTTTAGCCGAACAATCCCGAGCCTTTGCCTTGAGCTTTTGGACTCAAAAGGCGTTGGCGATATTTTGCGTATTCGTTCATCGGCATAGCTGATATCTCATCAGCTGTAAAGTTACGTTGCTCCGAATTAATGTCCAGTGGTCCGGTTGGAGGCGCTGTTACACGACTTCCAGTCATTTCTTTGCGAGCCGACTGCATAGCCTGCTGCGCAGATTCTAAAATACGAGTTGAACGGTCTTTTAGACTTTCAATACTCGTGTTAATCTCGTCTTGGGTGTTACCTGTGACGAGGTCCAAAAGTTCAGGAATGATTGCTTCCCGTTCTTCCTCCAGACGTTGCTGGCGGAAATTTTGAATCTCAGCAAAAGTTTTTTCTCGCTCCAATAGAGCAAAGGCGCGTTCGCGCTCCTGGCGCTCACGCTCCAACTGTTCAGACCATTCTGTTTCCTTCTTTTTAAGAAGTTCACGAACGTCTAAATCAGCTTCAAGGCGAGTACGCTCTTCAGCGTCCTGTGCCTCTTTCTCTGCTTGCTTGGCCGCAAGTTCTGCTTCTCTCATTTGCTTGATTTCTTCAAGCTCAGATTTTAGCTTTTCAATTTGCGGATACAACTTGTCTTTCTCTTGACTACGAACTTTTGCTAAATCATCGTCTGTATAGAACTTAGATGATTCGGCAGTTTTTGTAGTCTTAACAGTTGGCGCGTCAACGCCAGCGTCTACAATAGTTGGAGCTTGGTTTGCTTCAGCTTCAAAGGCTTCAGCAAGCACTTCTGATTGAGTTTCCATATACGTCCTTTATATTCTCTGGGTCTTTTTTCGAATGAGGTTTTACCCCCGTAGCACAAATGACCGTCTCTTGGTTTTACACATACATTTTTCCGCGTTTTACAAAAAATTTCAGCCTATAGTGCTTTATTTTTCGTATTCTTCTGGTACGCGACGTTGTGGAATTTTAGTTCCATAAGCTTCAGTTACTAGTCGAGAGCGGATGTCTTGTTCACCTAGTTGTAATCCTTCGACTACATTTCCGTCCAACAATGGTGTCTGGGCAGGAGAGCCTCCGCCAGCAGCCATACCCGCTGCTTGCTCAGGTGAGAGCGGAGCAGCAGAACCGTCAGGTCCTGGGACCATGCCTGTTAAGGTCATAATCTCATTAGCGATTTCGGTTTGAACAAGTTTAAGTGCGCCATCTGCCTTGGCATCGTCAATAAGCTCTTGTCTAATTTCTTGAATTTTTTCTGAAGGGAACTCTTCGCCAAGGGCTCTAAGTGCTCCTTCTTTAGACTCTAGTCCTAGAGATAGCATAGATTGAATTTCGTTAAGAATAATAAGTTTGTCTAGAGGTAGTGGTGGTGGGAAATGCACATAAGTTCTGTAGGTATCTGGGTCGTTAGGGTCTAGCTGAAGAAGTTGTTCCGGCTTAGGAATTGTGTCTCTATCAGGATTCCAAGTAAATGTTTCTGGTTCTTTAACAGCTAGGTTACGAAGAATAAGTTCGTTTACTCTTTCTAGTCCATACGCGTATTGAACAATCTTTTGATGATAGCGGTTCATCAAAGGTTGGAATTGGATAGCTAGTGCTACACCAGAGGTATTAGAAATTGGTTGTGACTGACCTAGAGCAGTTTCTGGAACACCGGTCATTTCGTGCATAGCACGCTTTAACATAGTCATGTATTCCATGGCACCTTTTAGACCTTGGCCGCCACCTTCTAGATTTTCTACTCTTGCATCTTTTGGTAGACCGCCCCACACTTTATTAGCACCCTTTTCAAGCTGAGATGCTTTAGCTCCAATGATTACTGTTACAGGAGCAGCGTGGTAGTTAATGATGTCTGCAATGTCAGTGGCAGTCTCATTGTATGCACGGTTTAAAGAAATCATTTCATTACAGTCAGATAGGCCCCATGGTGAGCCTGAAATTCTAATGTTAGGCATATGAACTACAGGAATAGTTCCTAGTGGATTAGGGCGAGAATCGATTAGTTCGTCATTAATATACTCTTCAATAACATCGTCAGTTAAGATTTCTGTATATGTGTATACCTGTCGTGTACCTTCTAGAGATGTACCCCAAAAACGATACTTAAGTTTAAACCGAATCAAACGGTTGCGGTCATGTGGGTGAAACTCTGGGAAACAGAAAGAAGAGTTTAAAGGTAGTACACGTACACGTCCTGGGTGCTGCATACCGGCTGGGTCTACCCATGCTTCTTCGTATGCTACTTTAACAAAACAGTCTCCAGATACAGAACCTTGTTGACCAATCTCCCAAAGTACGGTTGCTTTGTTGTTATCTACTTCCCATACGCGCTCAAGCAAATCAGGAACAATAGCCTCTGTTGCTTTAGGGCTTCTAAATTGAACACCCTTGCTAAAAGTAAAGTTAATAATAAAATCTGTAATTGCTCGATAGTAATTGAATACCATTTGAGGTTCGCCCTGTTGGCGGCGGAAAGATGTATGGTGACCTAGGTACATCGCCCAGTTAAGAGAATACCGATTTAAACGCGGACCATGAACTTCAAACTCTTCATCAGCAAGTTCTACTAATCCCAGAGGGGATATGGATATGGTTAAGTCAGATGAGGCGGCCCTATAACTAGGGGGTGAAAAATCTATGCTCACCTAAAATCCTCTCATTCAAATATTTAACTACCGTAGTTTAGCATTAGTTTGCTAACTTGCGGAACCACCTATCTTGCTATTGGCCGATTTACTGGCTTGTTTACATCTTTGGTTACTGACTTCTTAATAGACTTGGTAACCTTCTTCTTTTTAGAAGCTTCAATTTTGTCTGTTTTTTCTTGTGCTACGTCCCTATTCTTAGGGTCAATATCTTTTTTAGAATCTACAAACTTTCCACCCATTTGAACATATCGAGAATGAACCCAGTGAGCTGATGCTGGGGATTGTTTTGAAAATCTAGTTTTTGCCTGTGTGGTAATCATGTTCCAAAGTCTAGGGTTAGCAGGGAGTTGTTTAGGACCCTCTTGAACTTCTTTACCTTTGATTAACATTTATTATCCTCAATGCAGGGAATCCTGCCCCCTCAGCATGGTGGGACGCTGGAAGGGGGCAGGAAACTTAATTAGTCCTGAACTACTGCTGGGCTTACACGTGATTGGCGAGCGCCGTTACGTGTAACTTCTTCAATTGTTGGTTCTGCATAATCTTGGAAAGAACCATTTGAAAACTCTTGAAGAAAATCTGTTGCTTCAATCCAAGAAGCTGAACCTACGTGAGCACGCTCGCGCATAGTTTCTTCAGCTGGCTTGGTGTGAACAGGTGCATTACGATTTGGACGGCCTGCTGCTGGTGTGTAACCTTGTGCAGCACCCTTTCCAAATTCTTGTGGAACATCGGTATCGGTTCCGATACCTTCTTGAAAGCGTAGAGGTCCGCGTTGTCCTGGGACAGCGGAAGCCATCTTACGGTCGTAAGTGTTTCCAGAGCGTTCTGGAACTTGTGGTGTTGGGGCAATTGCCATGTTTATTACTCCTTTAAAAGGTTGAGGCCTCAGTACAAGTGTCTTATTAAAACGTTAATTTTTCAGGATAAAGTCAAATCTATCTGAAAAAGGGTGACGACGAGACCTCAACCTGAGGCATTGTAAGGTCCATGGTTAGAGAGCAGGCAATAGCCAAACTATCAGCATAGTCGTCGTGGGCATGGGCTTCCTCTGGGGCATGAGCTAAAAAGTTAGGCCCAGTAAATTTAGTTTCTAGGTCGGTCATCTGTTGGTAAAACCTTTTCCAAGTTCTAAGTCTTCTGGTCTTAGCATGGGCTGGCCATCCAATAAGTCGTCTATCAATTAGGGTCTTAAGGTGTTTCCAACGTTTAGACTGCTCAGGCTGGCTACTTCCAATTGGATATACCTCAGCTCTAGGTAACAGCAACTTTAATCTTTGAGCCACTGCGTCACCTACACCGCCTGAGTCAACACCTACAGCTAGCACGTCATAACTACCTAAGAAGTTAACTATTTGAAAATACTGGTCTTCCCAGTCTTCACTTTGAATCTCCATCCAATTTAGAATTCTATGGTCAAAGTATCCAAACTCATCTGGCCTATCCCAGTCAACCCAAACAACTGTGACAACAGTAGAGTCAACTTTTCTAGCGGGGTCGATACCGACTACAACAGGGGTTCTGTGCCAAGCCTTAACAATTTCTTGAGAGGTATCCCCAAGTTCGTCCATTACCGTAGAGGTTACAAACATGCCTCGTTCTAGAAGCCACTTACAGTTGTACGACATTTGGAATTCATCAGAGTCTTCGCCTACACGGAGAATTTCTTTCTTAATAAACTTCTGGTAGTTATCATTATATTTAGCTACGTCTTTCCAATCCCACTGATAGTGGTTCTGTTTATTTCCTCTAGAAGTTTGACGACGTTTGTTTAACTGAATAGAACGATAGAAGTTGTTTTTGTGTGTGGTAGGCGTGCCTGTCTTAACCATAGTTCCAGCGTAATACGCCAACATAGGGGAGATAGATTTAGATACTACGAAGTCGTCTGCTTCTTGGCACTCATCAATAACAATAAGGTGAAAAGACTTAGATTCAATCTTTGCACGAGGGTTGGCCGTCATCATCATTACAGATGAGCCGGAGTTCTTCAATTTAATTTGCTTTGTAACGCCAGCAACTTTTTTAGCTTCGTCATCAATCTCTGGGTCGCCTAATACGCTAAGTGCATGGTCACTAGTAAGTCTATTAATAGTTCTACTAAATAATGTTTCTGCCTGACCTTCTACCGGAGCAAACAATCCTACCCAGATGCCATCTTTAAACTTACCTAATAAATCTGGATACATACGTGCAAGTCGTGGAAGAATAACCATAAGTGTAGCTACAGTATTTGCAATAGTTTCTGATTTACCAGACTGACGTGCAGCAAGAGCGGTAATTTCTTCACCGTCATTAATAATTACAGATTCCATAATTCTTCGTGCAAGTGGTGCTTGATATGGATGCAACTCATAGCCAACAAGTGCTACTAAGAACACCATCATTTTGTCTACTAGTTTGTCAACAAACTCTCGGGACAGCTCATCTAACCCGTCGTCTTCTTCAGCGGGTTCAAGGTCGTCCTCATCAATTTCTTCGAAGTCTTCTTCTTCTTCAAAGAGTTCATCAATGTCAATATCTTCTTCAAACATTTGTACCTCCTTTAAAGACGGAAAGCCCTGGGTTTAAAGTCCAGGGCTGCCGCTGCCACACGGGAGAGAAGGAGAGAGTTGGCGGATATAATTTTAGCATACAAATGTAGTTACTCAATGCGAGATAATCTTTTGTGCAATTCGTCAACAACTGCATGGATAGCTTCAGCTCCAGTAAGGGCTTCATCCAAATAAACTTGATTTCTGTTCTTTTCGTAAGCCGAAAGACAACGGCTTAACTCGTAGAGAATCTGGTCTGACCAAACCAAAAGTTCTCCTGAAGGTATCTTGGATACTCTTTTGGCCACCTTTTCAGAAAAAGGTTTGTTCCAATTCTTTTTTCGTCTAATCACCATTCGTCTATCTCCTCAGTAGAGAGCCCCATATTACGGGCTCCAAGAGCATTTGCCAAAAGCAAGTCTGCGTCCTCTTCAAAGACTATCTCTGTGTTTTTATTCCACATACCTATTACTAAACCTGGTTTAGTGAAGGGGGTTCTAAAAACTAAACAAACTTTGCTTTTCCTGTAGGGGAAGTCAGTTTCTTGAGTCCAGCCTTTTTCTACTATTGGTAGGGCTCTACGGTGGTAGTACTGAATTACATCTACGTATAGTGGTCCGAATGTTTTCATCTACTCCTGTTTTCCGAATAGGTAATCGTCCAAAGTAGGTATTTTAGGTTTAGACCCGTACATATATTCTGAAAACTCTGAAATGTCGTTCATCTGTTCTCTACGGTGTTTTGGCATACGAGTTACATCTGAAGGCCCCATATCTCCCCAACCATCTAACCCAGACTCTCTTAGAAACACTCCTTTAGACGGTGCGTTAACAAAGTCATACCACACGTCTTCAGGAACTCCTCGATAATCCCACCAAGTACCGTCTCTAAATACAACGGTCATTGTGTTG